GTTACTGACATAGTGTTAACAGGTTCTTTAGCAAATTACAATTGGTCAAAATATTCTGATTTTGATATTCATATTATCGCAAATTATAATCAATTCCCGTCAGCCCAACTTGAGTTATATAAGGAACTCTTTATGTTGAAGAAGGCATTATTTAATAAAAACCACGACATTAAAATTTTTGGTTATGAAACTGAGTTATATGTTGAGGGTGAAGAAGACGCACACTTCTCAAGTGGGGTATATTCTTTATTATATGATGAATGGCAACACAAACCTGAAAAGGAGGATACTAAAATCGATAAAGATACTGTTGAACGTAAAGCACAACAATGGATGAACATCATTGATGGTGTTTTAGAAAATATAGAGGATGAGGACATTGAAGATGCTAAAGGATTGATTGAAAAATATAAAGAAAAATTAAGAAAGTTCAGGACCTGTGGACTTGAGAAAAACGGAGAATACTCATCCGAAAATTTGGTATTCAAAATACTAAGAAGAAATGGATATTTAGAAAAATTAAGAAGGGCTTCTCACAAGATCTTGGAAAAAGGTTTGTCTATGAACCAATAAATACTTAATAATAAAAATATTCTTAGATTACGATATATTTATTAAGAAAAAAATAATTCACATTAAATAACATAATTATGGCAGGATTAAGACCTATCGGTAGTGAGAAACTTGAGGGTATGGAAAAACTTAGACGTATAATGGAAATTGCACGTTATAAAGAAAACATCCCACAATCGGTTAACGAAACAAAATCTACTGAATATAAAATTTCTTTGGCAGATGGAAACTCTTACGAAATTGTAAAAGAAAGACAAGGATATATTATCAAACAAAATATCAATGAATCAGAAACTGAGTATATTGAACCTATGCAAAATAGAAAGTATTACTCTTCATATTCTCAGGCTTTGAAAAGATTGAACTTGATGACTAAAGAAATCAATACTCTTCACGAAAACGAAGAAGGAACACCGCTTTTGGGCGAGCAAAAAAAAAAGTTTATACTAAAAACTAAAAAACCTAAAGCTCAAGAACCTGTTGCGGAACCTGCACCTGTTGCGGACGTTCCTGTTGAACCTGTACCACCAGCTGGAGATTTAGGTGTTGGTGCTGAAGTTCCACCGGCAGGTGATTTAGGTGCTGAAGTTCCACCGGCAGGTGATTTAGGTGCTGAAGTCCCATCAGCCGATACAGGTGTTGAGGGTGAAGTTCCCGCTGCTGATACAGGTGTTGAGGGTGAAGTTCCCGCTGCTGATATGGGTGCAGAAGAAGAAATGCCAGACTTTGGTGGTGGAGAAGAAATGGATGTCGATGTTGACGTTGAAGAAAAACCAAGAGAAAAGAAAGTTTCAGACATTAAGAGAATCCAAATCCTTGTAGGAAAATTATCCCAAAAAATTAGATCATACGAAGAGGAAAAAGAACTTTCCGCACAAAACGTAAAATATATTATCAATTCTATTTTATCGGCAATTGATGTTGATGTTTTAGATGAAGACGACATCGAAGAAATAATCTCAAAACTTGAGGGTGGTGATGAAGATGAAGATAATGTGGAAATGGAAGATATGGAAGTTGAGGATGAAGAAGAGGTTGTAGAACCTGAAGTCGCTCCTGAACCACCAGCAGAACCTGAAATGGGTGAAGGTTATGATAGCATTGCAGACGCATTCCAAGATTATATGGGTGGTGCTTACGCTAACGTGGCAATGAGAAACATGCAAGGTGAAAAAACTGAAGAAGTATATGAAGCCGATCTTGTTGACGATTATCACAAAGATAGAAGAAAAGGTAGAAAACACTTCCAATACCCACAAGTTGATACTTTCTCACACGGTACATTTAACGAATCTTCAGTTGATAAAGTTTTATCTAAGTATTTCACATTAAATGAAAACGATCAAAAAGAGTTAAAACTAAAACAAGAAAGAAAAACAAGTTTAGTTTACAAACAAAATAAAGAAAACGTTATTAAATTATCAGAATCTGCAGATCAGTTAGATTCCGCTTTAGATTACATTTCTAAAAACCCAAGAGTTAAATTAATGGGTATGTCTAATAAAGGGAACTTAATTTTTAAAGAAGGAATTAACGAAGTTAAAATCACGAGAAGAGGAAATATCATATGAGTCAATTGATTTATATAAACGGAATGGGACCAAACTTTAGAGGTGATAATATATATGAATTTATCTTCTCTAACACTTTAGAAGTCTTTGGTGAGAATTGGGAATCAAAACCCGCAAATGGTTATCCGTTACCTCCTGATATGGAGTATATAAAAAAAGTTGGGACTTTAGTTAATGAAGACATTACAGGAGAATTGGTACAAGATTCAGATGTATTTTCCGTAATTGATTCTATGGATAATGTAATCGCTTTGGGTTGGGAAAAAGAAACCGATGATATAGATTTTTCTTTAACTAAAAGATTAGTATTTCATTTTGGGGATACTGAAGAAGAAGTAAAAAATAAACTATACGAAAGAGATATAGTATTACAATTTGAAAAGGAAGTTGTTTATGAAAAATAATAGAAATGTCATTTATTTAATTGAAAAAGGTTTATCAGAAAAGACGTTAGCAAATCTAAGTGAATCTCAAATTAAACTTCTTGTTGAAAAATTTAAAAAGGAAAATAAAGAACAAGTCGAGGTAAAGACGACTGTTTATGATACCACAGATCCTGAACAAAAGAAAAAATTGAATCAGGCTTTACAAGATCCTGCAAAATTACAAGGACAAAGTATTCAAGTTAAAGAAACTGAAATGACTGAAGACGAAACTGATGATGTAACATCAAGTGATGCTTTAGGTAAAGACGCTGAACAATCTTATACAGATCAAGAAGCACCACATGATGCCAACGATATGGCGGATGATGGTATGGATGACGATTCTAGTGATAATAGATCTATGATGGGTATGGCAGAATCAACATTAAACGAGAAATTTGAGTCTAAAGCTCAACAAGGTCTGTTTTGGGCACGTTGTAATAAGTGTTCTAGTAAAAATTGTAAATGGTGTAAAATGGCGAAAGAATTTTCGGACTCAACATCAGAAAAACAATACAAAACAATGCCCGAGAAAAAACACCCTGAAAAAACCGTAAAGGTTAAAGGAAAATCAAATGAAGGTTTAGAAAAATTTTTAGAAAAAAAAATTATCGATATGGTTGAGTCAAGTATCGACCCAAAGATGACAAAAAAAGATCTAATTGAAGCGATAAAAAAAAAGTCTAAAAAAACCCCAAAATCGGATTCTATGATTATCCGTAAACCTAAAAAACTCACAATGTTTTCAGATGAAGCACCTATGGAGTTACCAATTGGTAAAATGTTTTCAATAGGAAAAAAGTAATCTTTACAACAAAAACCCCTAATTGATATTTATTAGATATGGGTTTAACTAAAGAACAAGTAATGATTGAATATGTGAAGTGTTTACAAGACACTCCATATGCATTAAGAACATACCTACAAACTTATGATAACACAGTTTCAAAGTATGTACCACTAGAACTATTTCCCGATCAAATTTCATTATTACAAGATTATGAAGAATTCGAGGAAAATATCGCTTTAAAATATCGTCAGGCAGGTGTATCAACCGTAACTGCTGCTTGGATATCAAAAAGATTAGTTTTTGCTAAGAAAAATCAACCTGAAAAAATATTGATCATTGCCAACAAACTTGATACGTCAATGGAAATGGCAAATAAGATTAGAGCTTTTGTTGACCAATGGCCTAGTTGGGTTGGTGCAGGATTTGCAGCGGAAAAGAATTCACAAAGACACTACAAACTAACTAACGGATCTGAGGTAAAAGCTGTGGCAACATCAAAAGATGCCCTTCGTGGATTTACCCCTACGATCCTTGTGTTTGATGAGGCGGCGTTTATCGAAGCGGATAGTGATTTCTGGGCAGCTTGTATGGCGTCCTTATCCACAGGGGGTAAGGTAATTGTAGTTTCCACACCAAACGGATATGATCCAATATATTATGAAATATATGATCAGTCATTAAAAGGGATGAACAACTTCAAAATCTCTGAAATGTATTGGTATCGAGACCCAAGATATGCGAAAGATTTGTATTTGGTACCGACGGACGATTTAATTCATTATCTACTTAACATTGATGATTTTGATACCTCAAAAAATATTTCATTTGCACACGTAGATCCGTATGAGAGAGATTATGAAGAATTAAGTATGTTCTTCAAACAAGGATACAAACCATGTTCTTCTTGGTATGAAAAAATGGTTAAAAAACTTAAATACGATAAACGTAAAATAAACCAAGAGTTAAATTGTGAATTCTTGGGTTCAGGTGATAAC